GTGCCGAGGTCGCGGGCTAGGCGGAAGAGGAACCGGCGTCCTGGCCGGCCCCGGAGTTTCCCGACGCCGCCTCCAGGTCCTTCTCATCCAGGCCGGACAGCCGGGACGCCACCTCGAACACCCTGTCCAGCGCCGCGGCGGACAGCTCACCCAGCGCGGCCACGTCCTGCTGGGTGAACACCGGCTCCCCGTCGCCGCCGACGACGCTGCGGGCGACGAGCTTGGCGCGCATGTTCGCCACGTCGGGGACCATCTGCTTGCCGCGCTGGGTGGCGAGGGACGCCTCCCACTCGTCGCGTTCCCGGCCGCGCAGCTCCCGCACGAGCACGATGCCGCCCCATGCGGTGTCGGATACGTCGACCTCTTCGGTCTTCAGCGCGGTAGCGGCGAGGATCGCGTCCCTGGTGAGGTAGGACCCCATCAGGGGATAACCACGTTCAGGGCCGGGATTTTGGTGATGGCGAATTCGATGTTGATCTGCTGCGGGTTCTCCATGTTGCCGTCGATCGACTCCGTGGTCACCTTGGCGGGGAAGACATCCATGCGCTGGCCGGTGACGTCGCCTTCCCACAGGAACACGGCGAACCCGGCGGTGTCGCGCGGCAGGACCGTCCGCACGTCGCTGGACGTCGTCGAGGCGTAGAACACCAGGCTGGAGTTGTCGGCGGTGATCCGGCCGGGGATCTTCGCCGTGAACCTCGTGGACAGGTCGGGCGTGTCGGCCGTGCCGGACGTGACGGTGAACCCGTTGATCGCCGCGATCTCGGCGGTCAGGTCGATCCCGGCGTTCAGCTCGCCCCTGGACGGTGACAGGTAATTCGCGATGGTGGTGACCCAGTAGATTTTCCGGGTGCCGGGCGGGACGTAGCGGACGGTCGCGGTCAGCGGCGACGGAGGCATCTACTTCTCCTCTGGTTCGGTCTTGGCCTGTGCCGCCTTCGCGGCCTGCTTCCTGGTCACCGGTTCCGGCTCAGGCGCTGGTCCCGGTTCGAGCGCTGCCGCCTCGTCGCCGGCGAGGAGCCGCCAGCCGCCCTGGTAGTGCTGGTACAGGGATGACCGGTGCACCTCGGCGATGCCGCCCGTCTCCGGGTGGATGATCTGCACCCATTCGTCCATGTCCGGCCTCCTTCTAGGCGCTGATGGAGACGACGGCGGCGGAGACCGTGCCCGCCGCGACGTTGAACGTGGCCAGCCCCGTGACCGGGTCGGCGAACACCGACGCCACTAGCGGGATGAAGCTGACGCTGCCGGAGGTGGCGGGCAGGGTGAACCTGCGGGCCGGCCCCGCCGCGCCGCCCGGGGTGGTGACGGCCAGGCCGTCCACGCTGACGTTCGAGGCGACGAGGACGTCGATGTTGCAGGTGGCGGCGGCGCCGTTGACGAGCATCAGCGCCAGGCCGGAGCCGCAGGGCGCCGTGTTGTTGCTGATGCCGCCCAGTGAGGCCGTCAGGGTGGGTGTCACCCCGGCGTGCGGGACAACCTGGACCGTAAGAGCCGCCATGAACTCTCCCTAGAGATCGGGACCAAAGTCATTTGCCAACTGGGCACTAGCCGGATACTGTCTGGGCACAAGGAAAGAACTAGAAGGGAACCCAAAATGGCCAGCACCGACCAGTACAGCCAGTACCCCTACACCCCGCCCCAGGAGTCACCGCCCGCCCGCAAGACGCACCGGGTCCGCAACTGGGTCGTCTTCCCCGCGGTCGGCCTCGGCGGCCTGCTCGTCGCCGGCGGCATCGTCGGCGCAGTGGCCGGCGGCACTCACGTCGCGAAGAACACGGCCCCGCCGCCGGCGGCACCCGCCGCGCAGGCCAGCACGTTCCCGACGGACACGCCGGCCAGCACCCCGGATGACCTCAGCGGCCCGCTCGGCTCCACGTTCACCGTCAGCACCCAGGACAACAGCGGCAACGACGTCAGCTACGACGTGACCGCCGTCAAGGTCCTCGACCCCGCCCGGGGAGCCGACGAGTACACCACGCCCGACACCGGCAAGCGCTTCGCCGGCGTCGAGTTCACGATCACCGGCGATAGCGGATACTCCAGCGACGACGCCAACATCAACGCCGTGATCCAGGGTGACGACGGCCAGTCCTACACGGCCGACTTCAGCTCGATCAGCGCCGGTACTAACTTCAACGGCGGCGACTTCGGCGTCGCCGCAGGCCGCACCCAGACCGGGTGGGTCACCTTCCAGCTGCCGCGCGGTGTCAGCGTGGCGTCCGTCCAGTGGCAGCCGGACGTCTTCGGCGGCCAGCAGCCCGCCACGTGGACGCCCTGACCCGCCTCTCGCCGGATGGAGCTACCCGATGCCGATCGACCAGCGCGTGCGCCTCGACGATGTCCTCGCCGCCGACGTGCAGGCTTACGCGAAGAAGTACAGCATTAACGTCACCGATGCCATCCGGGTCCTGCTCCGCAAAGGACTCGAATCCGAGGAACGGAACGGGGCATGAGCGAGCGGCTAGCGGCCGGTGAACGCGTCGATGTTGACGGGGAACACCAGCCGGGCCCTGGCGCCGGTTTCGGTCTGCTGCTGCTGCAGGGAGCCGATCCCCAGCGACGCGCGCAGCACGGCCCTGCCGAGGGTGTGATCGGCGGCGATCGCGGCGCCGCACTCGGCGTGGATCGCGTAGGCGCGGGCCCGGGCGGCGGCGACCCCGGCTCCGGGGTCGATGACCTCGATGGCGCAGGTGACCGCGTACCGTTCCCGGTCCGGCAGCACGGCAAGCCCCTCCGGGCTGGCGGCGCCGGTCACCACGTCCTCGCCCTCATCGCCCGTGTACCCGACGGCGACCGCCTCCAGGCCGGACGCCTGCGACAGTTCCGGGCCGTCCCGGACCGGCACCCCGGCCAGGCCCAGGCCCGGCCAGGTGCGGAACGCCGCCACGAGCGCGGCGATCGCGGCCGGGACCGAGGAGACGTACGTCATCCGGCCACCCTCCGCAGCCACCCGCCCGGGTGGTTCGTCGGCACCGGCTCCGGGTCCGCCGCGAACTCCGGGTGGCCCGGGAGCCACTTCTCCACAGCCTGCCGGGGATTGTCCGGGTACTGCGGCAGGTGCCCTATCAGCGTGTCCTGCACGATCAGGTAGTCCGCCAGCGGCGCCCACAAGTCGAGTTCGGCCAGGACCTGGGCGGAGGAGTGGTTATCGTCGAGCAGTACCACGCCCCGGCCGCCGCCCGTGAGCTCCTTCACCCGCGCCGCTGTCTCCGGGCTGGCCGCATCGCCTTTCAGGAGCATCAGCCCCGGATGGGTGATGCTGAGGGGTCGCGGGTCGTTGTCGATGCTGATGACGAGCCCGCCGCCAGCGGAGGCGAGCGCGTCGGCGAGGAACAGGGCGGTGCCGCCGCCGGCCGTGCCGCACTCCAGCACCCACGGCGGCCGCAGCTTGTGCACCACCTCGGCGTACCGCCACATATCGGACGAGAACTGCTGGCACGGGAAGCCGCGCCAGTAAAGCGGCAGCATGCTCTCCCAGGCCGCGACGGAACGCGCGATCCCGTCCGGGTCCACTACTTCGCCGGGGCCTTCGCCGCCGCCTTCGCGGGCTCGGCCTTCGCGGGCTCACCGGGCGCGTCGGTGATGACCTCGCGCACGGTCACGCCGTCGGGCAGCCTGGCGCCCGGCTCGAACAGCTCGCCCGCGGCGACCACCACCTCGTTGCCGTCCACCACCGGCTGGGTCGCCTCGAGCATGATCTTCCTGGTCATCAGCGTGCCGCCTCCTTTTTCCCTGCCGCCGCAGCGGCATTAACAGATGCCATCACGCCGCGCATCCGGCGTGGCAGCCCCGCGCCGCACGAGCATTTCCCTCTCGCGTCCACGTGATGGACACTGCCGGGCGCGGTGCGCCTGTCCGCCCGCGTGCGCAGCGGATGCAGGAACGCGGCCCATTGCCCTGATCGCATACCCTCACCGTACGCAACTTTCGTATGCCGCCTCCCAGAGCCGCCAGTTGCCCTGCATCGTGTACCGGGCGGCTGCCTTCTTCGCCGCGGCGCCCATCTCCTCGCGGGCGGCCTCGTCGTGGATCAGCCCGGTCAGCCGCTTCGCCCATTCCTCGCCGGTGCGGACCAGGTAGCCGGTCTCCCCGTCGCGGACGAACTCCCGGTACGGCTCCATGTCCTGCGCGACGATGGGGATGCCGCGCGCCGCCGCGTCGAGCGCCTTCAGGTGACTCTTCGCGCGGTTGAACGGCACGTCGGCCAGCGGGGCTATCGCGATGTCGAAGTCGACGGCCTTGTAGTAGTCGCCCACGTCGTCCGACCACGGGGTGTACCGGCACCGGGCCCGCAGCTGCGGCGACCGGACCCAGGTCATCGGGGAGAAGTCCTGCCCGATCCAGTGCATGTCCACGTCCGGGTTCGCCTCGAGGACACCGGTCAGCTCGTCCTGGATGACGCACATGTCGACGAGGTGGGACAGGCCGCCCTGCCAGCCGACCGTCACCCGGTCCCGCCGCTTGCGGGGCATGTCGAGCAGCCCGGCCTTCACGCAGTTCGGCAGGATCCGGATGTTGCTGTTGTACGGGGCGTACAGCTCCGCCAGGTACGGGGTGGACACGGTGACCATCTCGGCGCGGCGCAGGCAGTACCGCACGCTCTCAGGGGAGCGGGGGTCGGTGGTGAACGGCGAGTTGGACGTCTCCATGGTGAGCATGTCGTCGTCGGTCTCGTAGACGCGGGCGACGTGGCCGGCCATCCGGTCGAACTGCCGCGCCCCGTACGCGAACGCCGGCCGCTGCATCACCAGGACGTCGACGTCCTCGAGCTCGGCCGGGGTCGGCGGAGGGATCCGCTGCCCGGGCGCCGGGATCCCGAAGACGTGCCGGGAGTTCGCGGCCAGGTGCTTCCACGGCAGGTAGAGGCGGTGGTAGCCGCTGCCGTCGGGCTGGAACGGGATGCCCACGACCGTCAGCACCCGCGCCGGGTCCGCCGCGGCGGCCGGGCCCGGGACGGTCCCCCACGCCAGGTGCCCCGCCACCCCGGTCACGCCGAACCGGTCCGCCACCTCAGTCACCCCGAACCCCGGATGCCCCGTGGCCTCGGAGCGGCCGTAGTCGTGGAACGCGACCCACCCGCCGGGCCGGATCAGCGGCAGCGCCAGGTCCAGGTCGGCCTGCACCGCCGCGGCGTCATGCTGCGCGTCGAGGAACACCCCGTCGAACAGGGTGCCCTCCCGGGCCAGGGCGGGCAGCACGCCGTCGAACCGGCCCCGCCGCGCGTCGACCTTCGCGGCGACGCCGTACCGGGCCAGGTTCGCCCGGTACGCCTCCCACGTGTCCGCGCACTCCCCGCCCATCGCCGCGATGCTGTCATCGCCCTGATGCCAGTCCACGCTGGTGACCCGCCGGGCGGCCTGCGCGAGGATCACCGTGGAGAACCCGTACTGCGCGCCGAGCTCGAGCACGTCGCCGCCGGACGCGAGGCTGGCGAGCTTCGCCGCCTCGCCGCTGGTGACCGCGGTCGGGATGTCGTCGGGCACGGTGATGGTCATCGGGGCCAATTGCGGGATCCTTTGTCTTGCGCCCCGGCCGTGTGCCCGGCCGGGGCGTCGCTCGGTTTGCGGGACAGGTCAGCCGGTGGAGTACTGCAACCACCTGAATGCGTTGGCCGTGGACACCCCGCCACCATATCGCCAGAAGGCTAGCCACCCTTGCTGACCTGTGGGAACGTTGGCGCTAGCACCGGTACCCTTCAGCATCGGGTCGAATAGCATCGACATGCCGATCCTATCAACAATCACATAGTTTTCCCACGCGCCGAACACGAGCTGCGCGGAGGCGGTGCCGCTGGAGGCGGTGCCGGTGCCGGCCGCCGAGGTGACCGACGGGGACTCCACGATCGTGTGGTTCAGCAGCCGCGACGGGGTGCCGTCGCCGAGCGTCGCCCAGAACGACGACCCCGCCCCGCTGGGCGAGGCGGCCCTGACCTTGTTGATCGCGGTGATGTTCGCCGCCCATCCGATGGAGCCGGCCAGCCGGAACCGCGGGCCCAGCGCCGCTTCCAGGTTGTACACGTCGGTCGCGGAGATGGCACCGGTGGCGCCCGCGTTGACCCGCTGCGCGGTGCCGAGCGACGCGACGACGCCCAGCGGCTCCCCGGAGTTCAGCGCGGTGCCGCCGGTCCCGACGGCGAACTTGGACTCCTCCAGGATGTCCTTGCCGTCCTGGATGAGGCGGGGGAGCTGGTCGGCGAAGTTGGTGTCCTCGTTGGCCTCGAACGACCCGTAGACCCAGGCGAAGGCCTTCTTGATGCCGATCTGGATCTGGCCGACGCCCTGGTAGTTGCCGGTGCCGGCGGCGTTGGCCTCGTCGACCATCGCGGCCTGGACCCCGGCGCTGTTCACGCCCTGGTAGGCGTTCGTCGTGACCTTCTGGACGTTCGCGATCCGCCGGTACGGGTTCGTCGTCCCGTCCGTGGTGATCACGATCGTGGGGTCCAAAAAATAGGGCAAAAGATACCCGCCCTGGGCGCTGGCCAGGGACAATGCGCCGGCGGCACGCTGCAGGCCGGGGCCCGTGGGATCGGCGACGTAGTCCCGGAACGCGTCGTAGTACTCGTCGGCGCCGTACATCAGCATGTGCCTGGCGATCGACGGGGCCTGCGCGACCCGGGTGGCGACCTCGCCGCGGCCGGGCAGCCAGCCCCGCCTGTCGTGCACCTCGATCAGGCTGGACGCGCGGGCGATCACGTCGCTGCGCGGCAGCATCGCGTAGTCCTTCGACTCTTCCCGGCCGGCGAGCGGGTCTCTCCGCTGCATGAACTGCGGGGACTGCCCGCCGCCCCACTGCTCTCCGCCGCCATCGCCGGACTCGGCGTTCCCCCGGTCCTGGCTGGCCTTGCGGATCAGCTGGAGCTCCTCCATCCGCGCGACGATCTTCTCCCGGTCCTTGTCCAGGTCCTTCCACTTCTTGACCAGGGTGTCCCGGATGCCGCCGTCGGCCTCCTCGGTGGTGGAGTCGTCGGCGGCCATCCGCTCG